CCCCAACGTAACTATTATCTTCCCCATTAAACGCAATAATGCCGCCAGCAGCGTAGTCTTCTTCGGGTGTGTACATACCGGCCAAACCACCGGAAGCGGCTTGCATAGTAGGCTGCGGCATACCCTGAGGAGCTTGACCCATTGCACCGGGCACCATCGCGCCTAGACCTTGCATCATAGGAGGAGGGGCCACGTTCTCAGCAACGATGGAGGGGGACGAAGTCGGCTGTTGTGCCTGACCTACCATAGCCATCCTTGCAGATTCTTTGACCAGCTTCAGTGCATTTAGCGCAGTGTAGGGGTCTAGTTTAGGGTCAGGGCTTTGGCCCATCACCGCAGCTTGCAGAGCTTGAGGATTTTGTTTATACCGCTCGGCGTAGACAGATGCCATGTCGATCATGATTATTCCTTACACCAAATGATTTAAAGCAAGTGCGCCAAGACCGCCACCGTTAGACATAGCTACACCGCCGCTAGCCATACCAGCCAACTTACTAATACCAGCCGCGCCGAGGCCCAACGATGCAATAGTTTGCGAAGTTGAAGGAGGAGCCTGATAAATAGAAGTGCCAGTTTGCGATAAAGGTGCGCCACGCAACATATCAGACATAAAGCCAAGCTGCTTATAAGGGTAGTTCTGATAGTTCAAATAGTCTTGATATTTATTATTTAAATCAGTTTGTACTTGCTGCTGCTGCTGTAAACCGTATTGGTTTTGCAACGCATTAATCCCCATGTTTTGTTGGTACTGCGTATTGCCCAGAGCACCTAAATTCTGAGCGGCGGTATTTGCAGTTTGCAGACCCTGAAGACCTAGACCAGCACCAAACTGTTGCTGTTGAGCGTTAAGTTGGTTCTGGGCGTTGTACTGCTGCATAGCTTGGTTGTAAGCGTTCTGTAGCCCTTGTGCTTGGATGTCACCTTTTTGGCGGGCTAAGTTACCCGCTGCTTGACCACGCATAAGATAGTCACCGCTACCACCAAATGCACCTGAACGAGCCGCTTGCGCCTGTTGCGCTTGTCCTGCAATTTGGGCTTGACGTTGGGCATCCTGCTGTTGACGGGCCACCACATTGTCCATGTAGGGACTCATCATGCTTTGAGCAGTTGAAGAGTTAAAGTTAGACGGATCAAACTTGTACTGGGTATTGAGTGCGCCCAATCCAGCCGCACCAGCTAAGGCAGTGGCACCTTGCATTTGAGGCGCAGCTTGCATCAAAGCCGCGTTTTCATACGACTGGGTTTGCAGTGGGGAGAACTGCGCACTACGCTCCCCTTGATACTGCATGTACGGATTGCTTTGTAAATTAGTCAGAGCCGCACTCTGCCCAAGCATGTCTTCCGCATACCCTGCTATTTCTGGAGCAAAACCGTATTGGACTTGCTGTACTGTGGTTGGTGTGGCCATTTATCGGCTCCTTATGCGGGAAGATGTTTGTCGGCGCGGCTATTTTTAGCCACTTTACCTTTGCCGATTGAGCTTCGGCGAGCAGCTTGAATCCTATCCATCATGGCGTACAGCTTACGGGCACCAGCTTCTGTAGAGCCGTTACCTAGCTCAGACACAATTCGTGCTGGGACTACAAACTCGCCGTCTGCGAGCCGTGCTGGACGCTTCTTGCCAATCGTTGCAGGGATGGAGTCAGACACACCGTCTCCGGGGCCACGCAGAAGTCTGCCGCCATCGGAGTAGTCGCCTAGATTAAACATACCGCCTTGGGCTAGAGCGGCTATGCCACCATGAGCATACTGGGGTGGGTAGTATTTGCCGTTAAGGTTTAAACCGCCACGAGCTTCGCCGCCTGTACCGTCACCGCTTGAACCACCGGGGTCACTGCTAGTGTTGCCGCTATTGTCAGCAGCGGATGTTGCATCAGTTGAGCCAGCTTCATTGGATAGCCCGCCGGTGTCAGCGGCAGACATGGCTCCAGCAGCGGCATTATTGGCAGAAACATTAGATTCTGACTGTGCTGCCGACATATCTGCGTTATACGCATCTTGCATACTTTGCATATCCGCAGCAACTTGACTCTGAACGGCAGCATTTAGATCAGCGGAAACAGCCGCGCCCGGAGTAGTAAAGCTTTGCGGGTCAAATCCAGCAGCAGCAGCGTTAATAGCGGTTTGATCTCTGGTGGTCTCAAAGCCTTTTACCGCATCAGCCTGTTGTTGAGCTTGTATTCCCGGGGCAGCTTTCCCGGGAGTATCCTCACCCTCTTTACCTTCAGACTGCGTTCCCTTGCCTGTGCCCAGTGCGTCTTGGTTAAATCCTAGATCGTACCCGCCTTCAGAGGTTCTGCCGCTAAAGAAATTACCAATTCCTGTAGCCATTTTCCCGTATAAAGAATTTGTAAACAGACCGGCTATGCCTTTTCCAATCCCGTAAGGATCAACTATGCTTGATGCTTTATCTTGTTGGGCTGGCGTTAATTCTGACCAGTCTTTGCCGGTCAATGTTTCGTCGCCAAGAATATTGCCCCAATCGGTTTTAGTGCCTTGAGTGGGGTCAGAACCGCCACCACCGCCACCGCCACTTGACCCGCCAAGAGGATTTCTTGGGTTTGCTACTTCAAATCCGGGGCTAACAATTTCTCTATCCGCGCCTGTGTAAAGAGGGTTATTTATGTACTTTCTAGTGACGGGATCAAACACAAATTTTGGAAAAACAGTATCTACCGGAAAGCCTACGACCGCTTCGGAGTACGGCTTCATTATCTCGCCGGTTTCTGTGTAAGGAGTAGCTGAGTATTTAGTCTTGCCAGTCAAGTAGTCGTAGGCTTGCTTAGAACCACCAGTAAGCCTGTTGTATTTTCTATCAAACTCTTCCATTGTTCTAGGCGTATAGCCCGAGCTACCGCTTCTGGCAGCATAGGCATTTCTAACCTCGCTCATACTTGGATAACCACCGTTAGCCATGCGAACAACAGGCTCGCTGCTCTGCGCAAAGTTTAATTGGCCGGGGCTGTAGCCACCGTCGTCCATACCCATCAAGCCGCCATCTGCCGCCGTCTCTGTTTTTCTGGACGCTAGATAGTTGCCTGTAGACTTGTAAGATTGACCGTATGGGTCGTACGAAAACGTGTGCACCTCACCGGGGCGAGTTGTCGTTGTTGGCATATTAGACTTAACTGCTTGGTCGGCAAGGATAGGAGCAGCGCCTGCGGCTAAGTATTTAAAATTGTCTTTAGCAAAGCTACCAAGGGCTCCGGGGCTGTCTGTAACTGCTGCTGCACCCGCACTAAGTCTGTCCGCAAAAGGCGCAGCAAGTGCATTTTTTTGCGATTCCAAAGCTAGTTTAGAGGCCGCTTCGCCGTACGCGGGAGTACCTGCTTCCAGACCCTGAGCAGTTAGAGTTCCAGCGTAATCACCCAGACCCGAAGTAGTCAACGCATTTGTGCCTACGTTAAATAAACCTTCACCCAAACCAGCGCCGCCGTAAGCGCCAAGACCCGCGCTAATGCCTTTGCCCAGATCGCCTGTACGTGCTGCTTCAACTGCGCCAAGACCCAAACCAATCATGGCTGGGCTAATAGTGCCGCCTGATAAATACGAAGCACCGAGGCCGATAATTGTTGGGAGCAACTTATCCAAGAAGCCAGCTTCAGGGAGGCCCGTCTCAGGATTGACAGTCAATGAGCCGCCATTTTTTACGGCCAAAGCTTGTAGCCCCTGCACTTCACGTGGGGACATGTGGATGAGCATCGAGTCAGGGCCGCGACCCTTGGATGCCATGTGATTGGCTAGTACTGCAAGGCTCATATCTGCCTCTCAAAATGGGGGTTGCTGGATAATATCATGTTGACGTCTTTATGCGAAGCATTTGGCTCGTTGCCTGTACACCATCTTGCGTGTCTCTGTAGACATCACCAAGCCTTAAATTAGGCAAGTCCGCCTCAGTCGGCAGTGTCTCAAGGTCTAGGTTAAGCGTTGCCCCGCCCATATCGCCGGGGTTGTTTAACTGGTTGAAGTACAGACGTAAAATGTTGGTCAGTTGATCGAAGTACCGCCTGTTGTACTCGTCAGGGGGTAGAGGCAGGCTTGGGGGGGTTGCGCTTAGTTCAGCCATTAGCGTCTACCGTCTGCTCTAATGTCAATACGGGGTGCGCCCAGTTGCCACTGCGTATTGATCTGGTTAGAGCCAATCTTAAAGATCATCTGACGACCGCGCATGCGTGTGAGTATCTGGCCTGTAAACTCTTCAGTAATCACGTACGTACTACCCTTTACAACAGTGCCGTTAGCAGTGCTTGTAGTTCCAGAGCCTGAATTAGCCAGACCGTATAGCGTCATAGTTACCTGCGGGGCAACGGCGGTGGGGGTGTTTGTAGAAGCACCAAAAGTTAAATCCGGCAACACTCGCCACACAAACCCAAAGTTATGACCGTCACCAATATCAAACTCAGACGAAGATATGTAAGCGTCTAAAGCCGTTGCTGTGCTAGTTTCGTTGTCGTTTAATCCGTTTTCGTGCTCAACAATGTTAAGTGTGTACGTCGTAGCTAAAGGAAAATCACGCAAGCCAGAGTCAAGCCACGCTGTTCGTGCCATCGTACCGTAGTACCAGATTTTTTCAACGTAGTTATAGATAACGTACTTGTCAATGGCCGACGTGTTGGCCGAGCAATAGAACCACCAGACTTCGTTGAAACCCTCGTTTGTTCCCGCAAACACTTGCAAGTTTTGACCGCTATTAATATCGTTAAAAATAAACCGAAGTAAAGCGCAAGGCAACGTGTTCACACGGCCATCGTATGCGTAAAACTTGTCTATACCCATCCAATACACAACACCAGAAGCTATAGCTACAGAATTAGGGCTGTAAATAGAAATGTTGTCGCCAAGCAACTGCGGTGCCCAGACGTAAGGGGGGCCAAGGTATTGAAGTGAATACACAGCCGAGTCGGTAAACACCAAAATTTCTTGACGAGTTTGAATTGTTGTAACAATCTCTGAGCCGCTAGAAATACGTATAAACCCCGCTTGATTCGTGGGGTCAGGTGTCCAATTAAAAAGATCGTCTTGCGCTGACCAGCGAATTAGCATAGGGTCAAGTGTGGCCGAACCGTAGTCGTTGCAACCAAAGGTCAAGACAAAACGAGATGTGTCAGATACGGTAAAAGTATTTAGTGTTGTAGGCACATCTACAAGTAAAGAAATGTACACACCTGTACCTGTACTTGATGTATTGACCGCCGCACCTGCGGAATCAAGCAATTTAAATGTTAGGCCATTTACTTCAAACACATAGTACGTAGTTGCCGCAGACACGCCAGTGGGTAGAGAAGTAGTGGCAGCAAATTGAAGGGCTGCGCCTTCTGTATAAAGTATGGTGGAAGTCACCACAGTTGGGGAAGCACTGGTAAAGGATACATTACCGCCAAGGGTGTTAAGAAGTACGCCACGAGCTGCTAATGTAGGCGCTTCCCAATAGTAAAGACCCCCGTTACGCGGCGCAAAAATTAAATCTTCGCCGTAATTTTTTTGACTCCATAACCGTAGCGCAAGAGCAGTAGCTAAGCCATTACCCCATGTACCAAGACCCCAGCCCCCCGCACCCCAACCAACTAAAGGAACTTGAATTGCTGGCCCAGCACTAATTTCATACGCTGCAACAACAGAAGCGCCGCCGCCGGGTGAACCAGAGGCATCCGTAGCGTTAGCCGTGGCTGTTGCTGTGAATGTGTATGAGTTAACGGTTATAACCGTAACTTGATAATTGGCATTTAACACCGCTGCGGTAATATTTCCACCAAGGCCAATAGCACCACTGAAAGTTACAAAATCTCCTGTCAGTGCGCCATGACTTGTGTCTGTTACCGTTATGGTAGAGGATCCATTTGTAGCTACAAACGGGTTGTTGTTAATTGTTGAAGTTTCACGAATAGGCGTGATGTCGTTATAAATACCACCGTTTTCTAAATAAAATTTAAGGTTCGTACCAAGCCCAATGATGTTTCTGCCGTCAAGCAACACCCAGTTCCAAAGCGACCTGCATATACCTAAAAATGTTGCTGTAGAAATGCGTTGCCAGCCGCCAATTACTTCTGGATTGCCTTGGCGAAAGCGCACCTTGTCGGCTTCGTACCAACCCCCTTCGGTGGTGTAGCGGGTATTTTCTTTATTTACACCCGGCTTAAACAGAATTTTTTGAAGTGGCATAGCTTATTTTCCCACGTATCAGGCAAAAGGTCGAGTGCCTGCTTTGTCAATGATAAGCGCCTGCCTGCGCGGAGTTCCGTCTGGTGTGTTCGTCACGCTGATATGCGTCCAAGCGTCGAACTCACGAATGATCTGGTCAAAGGGTAAACCCGCAGCAATCACTGCACGCACCACAGCATCGGGAGTCATACCGGGGACACGTAAGTCTGCCGCGCAGCCGATTCTATGCTGGCTCGTGTCTTTAGAACCAACCGAATCATTGACCTGTTTAGACCGAAAGGCGCTGTTGACCATGATGGGTTTGCCATCCAACGCTTCCTTGACCTGCTCCAAGAACTCAGCAAGTCGTTGCAGGTTGGCGGTCTCGGCTTCGTTTGGCGTGTTGTCAAACTGACGGTGGCTTGTAGCGGTCAGTTCTGCGAGGGTAAAGTGTGGGGTCATTTAATTCTCACTTGTTCGTAAGCGTCGATGCAGGAGTTGAGCTTGCGGATGGCTTCGTCTCCGTCGGCGGCGATGGCGATAAGAGCGTTAGCAGCCGTTGGGTCAAGTTCGGCTCTTGCTTGCTGATTTCCGCTGGCAGGGGCGGTATCTGGGGCGGCTGATACACAGGACGGCGCGGCGATTGACAGCCTAAGAGCACCACTGGCAACATTGCTACGCAAAGTAGTAATTTGAGATTTTGCAGCATCG